CGTAAGACGCGTTTTGCCTGATTCCAAAAGTTCTCAATGCCGTTGATGTGGTTCTGGCGGTCTGCAAATTCCTTGGAATGGTTGATGCGGTAATGGATAAAACCGCTCACGTCCAACTTGTCGTAACTGCTCAGACTATCGGTATAAACAATACTGTCCGGCATGATTTTCTGTTTGATAACAGGCATCAAAGTATCGGACTTGGCATTATCCACCACAACGGTATAGACCCGTCCGTTGCGTTTCAGAATGCCAAAGACAACCACTTTTCCTGCCGCACCGCGACCACGTCTGCCTTTACGCCGTCCGCCGAAATAGCTTTCGTCCAATTCGACAGAGCCATCGAAAACCTCATCGGCAGCCAAGGCCAAATGATGGCTGATGACCATACGGATTTTGCGGTAGAACAGGGCTGCCGAATTGGGATGGATACCCAAAATATCGGCGGCAGAACGGGCGGTAACTTCGAGTACAAAAAAGCGGAGCAGTTCTTTCTGTACTTTCTTCCTTAATTTGCAGTATGTTATCTTCATATTTCGAGGGTAACATATCTGCTAATCTAGTACAGCCCCAAAGAAAAATCGCCGTAACACAAAAAAGCCGTCTGAAAAATGGATTCAGACGGCGTTTAGCATTTCAGGCAGCCTGAAACCCCCAAATCTCACACCGCAAAATGCGGTATCACGTTTTCGGCGAAATCCTGAATGGTTTCCAGCGCGCCGCGCCGTGTGGGTTTTAAGTTCACGGTAATGTGTGCCACGCCGTCGGCCTGCTGTTTCTGCCAAAACTCGACGATGCTTTTGGCGCCGCCGCGCAGGTAGATGTTATTGTAGAACTCGGCGGGCGCGTTCGGGTCTTCCAAGAGTTCGACGAAATTCGCCACGCCAAAGGGTTTCCAGGTTTCGCCGTCGCCCAATTCTTTGAGCGTGTTGACGATGTCGCCCAGTTTTTCGGGGGCGATGCCGTACCAAATCCATGCGTCGCTTTCGCGGGCAATCCATTCCAGCTCTTGGCGGGCGCGGCCAATGGCGAGCATCGGCAAACCGTGTGCGGGTTTGGGCACCAAGTCCAAATTGCCGCTGAATCTGCCGTAGTGTTCGCTATTGAACGCGGGGAATTTTTCCTGCGTCAGGCGGCGGATGATTTGCCACGCTTCGCGGTAGCGTTCGGCGCGGTTGTTGAAATCGGCGGCAAAGGCGGGGTATTCGGTGGGACGGTCGCCGCTGGCCAAGCCGAGCAGGAAGCGGCCGCCGCTGATTTGTTCCGCCGATGCGGCTTCTTTGGCGGTGAGAATCGGCTCGCGCAGGGGCGAAACATAACCCGCCGAGCCGAGCGCAACGTTTTGGGTGAGCGCGGCGAGATAACCCAGCGTTACCGACGGGTCGTAAATCTGCGCGACATCGCCAAAACTCGGGTCGTAAAACGGCACATCGCGCACCCACAGCGTGGCAATGCCGCTTTGGTCGGCGGCTTTTATCACGGTGGCGAAGTCGTCCATTTCGGGCACGGGGCTGTCGGGATAGCCTTTGAATGGCGCAATCAGGCCCAATGTGAGTTTGCCCGGTTGGAAAGTGCGGGCGAAACCGCGATGGTTTTGCAGGCGTTCGGGTAATTTCAGCGCAGTCATTTTTTTGCTCCTTGTGATGTGTTTTTGCACGGGATGAAGTATATTTGTTTTATTCGGGAATGTGCTTCCCTAATCTCGGGCAAGAAAATACCAAATGTAGGTCGGGCATTGATGCCCGACGTTTTTAAATTTACCTGTATTTGTCGGGCATAAATGCCCGATCTGCGCAAGAAAAATTTATGGAACTCAACAATCTCAACGATATGACCGCCTTTGTCGCCAGCGTAAAAAGCGGCTCGTTTACCGCCGCCGCCAAACAACTCGGGCTCACGCGTTCCACCATCGGTAAACGCATCGTCCGCCTTGAAGCGCGGTTGAACGTGCGCCTTTTGCAGCGCAATACGCGCAACCTTGCGCCCACCGACGAAGGGCGGCTGTTTTACGAACGCTGCACCGCCGTGTTGGAAGAGCTGGAAAACGCCGAGCAATGCCTTGCCCAACGCAGCATCGAGCCGCAAGGCCGTCTGAAAATCAGCGCGCCGCTGGTGTTGGGCAAAACCATCTTGCCGCCGCTGTTGGCGGATTTTCTCCACCGCTATCCGCAAACCAGCGTCGAACTCTCACTCACCGACGACTACGCCGACCTGATTTCAGACGGCTACGATCTCGCTCTGCGCAACGGCAACCCGCCCCAATTCGACAGCCTGATCGCCCGCACCGTCGGCAGCCAGCAAATGCTCACCTGCGCCGCCCCAGGCTATCTCGTTCAACACGGCACGCCGCAAAGCCCCGACGATTTGGCACACCACCAATGCCTGCATTTCCTACACGGCGGCCGCGTCAGCCGCTGGCGTTTCCAGCAAAAAGGCAAAGAAACCACCTTCCAAGGCAGCGGACGCTTCAGCGCCGACAACGGCGAAGCCCTGCTGGAACTCGCGCTGTCCGCATTCGGCATCGTGCAGCTGCCGCATTATCTGGTGCAAACCGCCCTCGATGCAGGCAGCCTGAAAAGCGTTTTATCCGATTTCCAACCCAAACCCGTGCCCGTGATGGCGGTGTACCCCAGCCGCAAACAGCTCTCGCCCAAAGTGCGGGCGTTGGTGGATATGATGGGGGAAGCGTGGGGGAAGGCCGTCTGAGATGCCGCCGGCCATTCCAAAAAAGCTGCCTGAAAAACAAAAAAGGCCGTCTGAAAACCTAATTCCGGGTTTCAGACGGCCTGAGACCTTTGCAAAATACCTCTCTTCACCTTTTCGCTGACAGCCGGAACCCAAACACAGGTTTTCGGCTATTTTTCCCCCCAATACCTCCTGATTTTACCCAAATATCCCCTTAATCCTCCCCGGACGCCCGATAATCAGGCATCCGGGCCGCCTTTTAGGCGCAAACAGGCGCACTTAGCCTGTTGGTCGCTTTCAACAGGTTTAAACACATCGCCTTCAGATGGCTTTGCGCACTCACTCTAATCAGTCCGAAATAGGCTGCCCGGGCATAACCGCCTCTAGGCGCTTAATGACGGGCCGTACCGTCAACCCAGCACCCAGTAAAGTCGGGCCGTGAAACGCACCGCCCTCGTTGTCTTGCCAGTTATCCGCAAATTCGGCGGAAAGATAGGTGAAACCACGCTCCCGCACCGCCTTCAGACCGTAATCGGTCCATTCGGCCAATGCCCGCAAGCGCGTGCCCTCAACCCGCAGCTTCAGGATTTTGGCGGCAGCACCGTCGCCCGGTTTATGATTCACATCGATGTAAATCTCCTGCCCAACCACCTGCTCGTCGAAGTTCTTCACCATGCTCAACAGCATCGGCGAAGTAATTTCAAATGGCCCGTAGCGCGGGTCGGTGAACGAGCCGGTGCGGGTAATCGTAACCCATGAGGTCTGCTTGCCAGACAGCGGCGGCGTGGCCGCTGCCGACAACACACGGCGGCATCTCGGTTTCTCTTCGGATAAGCGGTAAATTCGCGGTTTCATTGAAACTCCCTCTGACAATAATGGCAGATTAGGCGGTTTGCGCATGACAAAACAGGGGTATTTTTGGCAAAAGAAAAGCGCCCCAAAGGGCGCTAAAAGAAGACGTCAGAATAACCGTAACTAGGAGATTTTAAACTGTACCTACCAGGACTAAGGCTTCCTGCTCACTCAGGTCGTGTACGTCAAGATTGGCTTGTATATAACACTCATCCCACCAATAACCGGATTCGCTGTAGTCCCACTGCTGGGTATGCTGATTGAAGAAGGCGCATTCGTAAACATTTCCGTCTTCATCTTCATCACCGCGAATGATGATGTCTGGGTTACCGTCTACTTTCCAATATTGATGTTTCATCGTGTCCCTGCTTTCGTTTGAATCGTACTGATGCCGGGCGGGGTCGGGATACCCTGTTTGAACTGGTGGAATCAGGGTTGTCCGGTTCAGACAGCCGCTCTCTACTTGAGCGCGTGGCCGGTTATGATGAACGGGAACAAACCCTGCTCATCGAACTCGACAAGCTGGCTGGCGCGCCCGATGTCGATGCAATCCCGGAGATTGATGTCGACAGCGCATTACGCACGCTGAAAACTATCCTCCTGAATACTGCAAATGAAAAAAAGCTCCGCATTTTATTGCAGAGCTTTATTAGGAAAATTGATATAAATCCCACTGAAGTGATTATACACTACAACCCGGAACGAATTATCAATGATTCTATAGGGGTTCATAGTACGGAAAGTTGGCACGCCGTACTTTCCGTACTACGAACTCAGAAAATGCACATCCATCTCCCCGAAATCTTTCACACCAAGAAATCTAACTCTCGCTTTTGGCGACAATCTTGTAAATCTGTGAAGGGTGAATCCTCTCTCCCAAATTTTCAGTAGCCTTTTTAGCTATCTTCGTCATCCCAACCCCGTCATTATTTTTGTGCAGCATTACGATATGCCGATTCCTTAAATAACGGCGATAGGATTTAAAGGCGCGGATTTTTACCATAATCCCGCCCCAGTCCGTCCGCAAATGCTCGTCGTTGTCCAAAATTTCCCACATCTTTAAAAAATTATCCACGCCGATGGCGGCGGCCACTTTTAGCAGGGTCGGATTCAGCCCGATTTGGTGCAGGTCTTTTAGCCGCGGGTCGATTTTTTCGGCGGCATAATCCGATTTTTCAAGTTCACAAAACCTGTAGGTATCTAGGTACCCACCCCCCTGGGCGGGAGGCTGCAAGGTGTCTTGCCGAGCCCCCACCCCTGGTGACCGTGCAGTTATGTGGCTATGACTTCGCTTTTCTGTCGGTTTCATCTTCGTTTTGTCCTTGTGTTGCCGTGGCTAAACTTCGCTCTTTGGTGTTATGCGAAGTGTTGAGTTGTAGGAATCAGTTTGTTTTAGCCCGTTCTTAGGGTCAGTTTGTAGAACTGCTGGAAACACCGTCTATCATAGATTGGTGGCAAGAAAGTGGTTCCGCCACTATGAGTTGTAGGAATCAAAAGAGACCTAAAAGAGGCTTCTATGGACGTGGTAATTTCCCGAGCAGTTCTGTAACTGGCGTTTTAATTTTTGCCAGAGGATTACCGCGGTCAACATCACCGGTCAGCTTCCGGGTGGCTAGGTGGGTGTAAATCTGGGTGCTGCGGGGGTCACTGTGCCCGAGCAGTTGCTGGCGGACGCCATCCTGCACGTCGCTCTCGGCCAGCTCGGTGCCGTACAGGTGGCGCAGGGCGTGTGGGTGCAACTGGTTGGCGGGTATGCCGGCACGCAGGCCGAGGCGGCGAATCATGGCATGCAGGCCGCGGGTGGTGAAGCGGCGACGCTCACCGTGGTATTGGTGCTCGGGGCAATGGCGGTTGTTGGTGGTCACGAACAGCACCCGGTCGCCGTCCGGCAGGCTGCGGTCGATACTTTTTAGCTCGTCATGCTCCAGATAAATACGCAGCAGCAGGTCGGCTTCGCGCGGCACGGGCAGTAGGCGCTCTTTGCTGCCCTTTTCCAGTGTGCGCAGGCACAGGCGCGGCTCGCGGTCGATGATTTGGGTCTGCAGGTTGCTCTCGTTCAATCCAACCACCCCGGCCACGCGCAAGCCGCAGCCGAGCAGCACGGAGATGATGGCCGCATCCCGCACGCCGGTGAAGGTCTCTAAATCCGGCGCCCAGATCAGCTTTTCGGCATTATCGAGCGTGAGGAAAGTAGGCAGCTTGCGCCCGGTTTCCGGGTAGTCGAGATTTTCCGCGGGGTTGGCGGGGATGTGGTGCGCCACACTGTGCAGCCAGCGGTAAAACTCACGCAGGCAGGCAATGTATGGCCGGCGGCTGATGGGCCTGAGCTTGCTGCGGTGCAGATACGGGCCGGTGAACACCAACAAGTCGTCGGCGCTGACGCTTTCAGGCGGCTTGCCGTCGAGCCAAGTGTCGAAACGCTGCAGAATGTCGCGGTAGGCGGCAATGGTGCGGTCGGCTTTACCTTGGTTTTCGGCTTTGAATAATAAGAAGGCTTCGTAGACGGTTTGCATACTGTTTCGGGGAACCACTAGCAAAAACGGCCGTGATTCCGTGGATGAAAGAAAGATTACAGATAATATTATATTTAATCAGCAGCTTACAATCCACGTAAATCCACAAAAAACCCGTGGATGCACCAACAATTCCGTGGACTATTTTTTAAGCAACCCTATTTTCCGTGGATACGCCATTTCCTATTTTCTCCGCTCTTTATCTTTTTATCTTTTTGAAAAAATTAAAATAAATAATGATAAACGGGCAAAACGGCGCAAAACCCATCCACAGACAAAATGTCGAAACTGTGGAATATAGAAGCGAAACTGTGGATTAAAAAGCGAAACTGTGGAAGCTGATTTGCAATAAATCAATCAGTTAAGCGAAAACAAGGCGGAAATCCACAAGTTTTTTTTGAAACTGCGCCAATCTTTTGGCGAAAACCGCCTTTTTAGCCTGTTTTTTATGCAACAGACCGCCAAAGCCGAAAAAGCCGAATGTAAAGAATGGCAGGAAAAGCGAAGTCATACCCTAAAAAAGAAGCGCCCGGGCTTCGGGCGCATTTGGAAGGAAGTTACCAATTACAGATGGCCAGTTCGCGGCTGGCCTTCCCTGTCTTTTCCCGGCTGATCGAATAAGCCAGCTCCAGCTCTATAGTACGGAAACCGGCAAACAGCTCGCGGATGTCGGGATGGTCGTTAATCGACAGCAGCAGGCGGCCCTGCATGGTGCGCATACGCGCAGCCAGCGCCTCATAGTCTTGCCAAGAGAACGAAGATTCGTAATCAGCCGCCTGCCAATACGGCGGATCGGCATAAAAGAAGGTGTGCGGCCGGTCATATCGGGCCAAACAGTCTTGCCACCGCTCATGCTCGATATACACCCCGCCCAGCCGTTTCTGAGCCGCCTGAATCTTATGGCGTACATTGGCCGCATTAAACGCGCGGCCGGTGGTGGCCGTGCCGAAATGCTGCTTGTGGGTTTTCCCGCCGAAAGCCGTGTGCTGCAGGAAGAAAAAGCGCGCCGCCCGCTGAATATCCGTCAGGCAGCCTGCCGGCGTAGCCTGACAAAGTGCAAAAGTATCCCGTGCCGTGAGCACACAGTCGAACTGGCGCACAAACTCGTCGAAATGATGCTGCACCACCCGGTACAGGTTTACCAGCTCGCCGTTGATGTCGTTCAACACCTCCGTGCGCGCCGGCTCCGGGCGCAGAAAGAACAAGGCTGCCCCGCCGGCGAAAAGCTCGACGTAGCAGCTATGTTCGGGGAATAAAGGCAGCAGCTGTTTGGCCAGCCGCCGTTTGCCACCCATCCAAGGAATCAGGGGCAGCGGTTTATACGATAAAACGCCCATAAAGCGTCCTTTCATAAAGAATGACGCTCACGGGCGTTCTGGTTAATTGAATGCAGCGAGGAAACCGCAGCAGGCGCATTTAATCTGCACCACCGCCTTGCCCTGGCCGCAGCGGGCCAATAATTTACCACAGCGCGGGCAGCGGAGTTCGCGCACAAGTCTATACTGCATTGGCGTGATTCCTTCTATTGGGTTAGAATCAAGCCGCCTGATCGGGTGGCGGCCACGGGCTGATGCAGGCTCGCTCTGCTGAGGCTGGCGGAAGGCGTGTTCGCGCACACCAACCGCCGCCGTCTTATTCGTGATGGCTCTTTAAGCGAATATTCTCCTTTCATGCGTTTATTTTCTGTAACATTGCAATTTCGCGTCCGCTATCCAGCGGGCGCGTTTTGCTTGTTCGGCTGCCGGCAGCGCCTGATAGCGCGAACAGGCCGGATGGCGCTGCGGCAGGTAGTTCCACGGCTCGCCCAGGGCGCAGGGCGCCATATCATGGCGCAGCATCGGCGTAGGGCGCTCCGCTTCATCCGAGCCTTTTTCATAAGTGCACCAATGCAGGCAGGATAGGCAGCTGCTCATTTCTCCAACCCCTTTACCTGCGGCGCTGTCGGCAGCGGCATCCAATATTTGGGATCGCAGTCTAGTTTTTCGACTTTCATTTCTTCATAGTCGATGCTCTCGAAAAAGAAATTTTCCCCGTCAAACTGCCCGACTTTGACCCTGTCTCCGTACAAGGCAATTAAATAAGTGCCCGGCTTTTCAGGCAGCCTGTATTTCACGCCGATCCAGGGGCAATCGCCCAATCCATCGGCCACACCGGCCAAATAGGCATGATTGCATTCATGTACCGTCCGTTCCGCCTGCGTGCTCCACGCCTTCCATGCAGTCTCCATCACGTCATTCAAAGCATCCGGCTCATATTTGACCAGCGCATTGAACCATATTTCAAAAACTTGGCGCGCCAAGCTGGGTATTTCCTGTTCCATTACATTTCCTTTGGGTTAAAGAAATCTTCAATCCGTGCACCTATCCAGTGCATCACCGGCACAGCCATACTGTTGCCGATGGCTTTGTAACGCAGGGTGTCCGGGCAGTCGGCAGCAGATTTGCCGCGCCACGGGATTTGCGTGTGCCCGGCCGGGAAGCCCTGCAGGCGCTCGCACTCTACCGGCATCAGGCGGCGCACCTGCAGGCCGTCTGAAACGGCGTGGCGGTCGGTGGCGGTGAGGGTGTGGCAGATGCCGCTATCGTCTGCGCCAACACCGTTCCCGCCGCTGTGGTGCTGCCTGCCAATGATGTTCCCGGCGATGCAGACAACATTGGTACTACCGCTGTGGTGGCAGTCCAAAGTGTGGGCTTTGTCCGATACGGTGGGATGCTGCCGGCCATTGACAACGATTAGGTCGGTGGCGTCTTCGTGGTCGCGGGCTTTGACGGTGCCTGCGGTGCCGTCTTGGGTGTAGTCACCAAAGCCGCGCATACGGCAGGCGAGCAGGGTTTCGCTGCCGCCCTGCACGGCGCCGCCACTGGCCCTTACCGTGCCGCAGACGGTTGATTGCTTGTACGCTCCAAAGCTGCCCTCAATAAAGGCGGCAGGGTCTTGCCCCGCCTCGCTGCCCGCTGCAGGATGCCCTGCTTGGCTTTTTCGCTCAAAAAGTACCTCGGCGGCGGCGATGTTTCCAGCACTTGCGACAGCAAAGACGCGGCGGCGGCGCTGGGGGACTCCGAAAAATTGGGCATCGAGGACGCGCCAGGCGATTTCTCGGGTTGGGCCAAGCACAGCACCCGCGTTCGTCCATTTTTTCCCTGCCGGCTCAAGCGGTAGGCTTTCTCCGGCCAACCCGCCCAAAAAACAGCCGAAGGCGTTGTCTTTGGTGTTGAGCACGCCCGGCACGTTTTCCCAGACGAGGATGCAGGGCGGCTGCCCGTTTCGGGCGCGAATAAAGTCAATTGCATCTAAAATCCTAATCAAGACTAAGGTTAAATTGCCGCGCTCGTCGTCCAAACTGCCGCGCAACCCGGCAACGGAAAAGGCTTGGCAGGGCGTGCCGCCGACAAGGATGTCCGGTGCTTCAACCGCGCCGGAGAGGATTTTGCCGACGAGCAGGGTCATGTCGCCGTGGTTGGGGACGTGCGGCCAATGGTGTTTTAAAACGGCGGCGGGGAATGGCTCGATTTCGGCAAACCATGCGGGCTGCCAGCCGAGCGGCTCCCATGCCACGGATGCGGCTTCAATGCCGCTGCACAGGCTGCCGTAGCGCATTTCAGGTAGCCTCCTTCATGAAAGTAAACCAATGCGTCTGTGTTTGGTTTCGTTTGTGTTTCATGGTGGTATGCCCGAACAGCGGCTGTTGGTCGGTCAAAGCCAATATCTCTTTCACGGGGATTTGGTTTTCGTTCCATTTGAAAATCAGCACGCCGCCGTATTCCAACACGCGGAAACATTCGGCGAAGGCGCGGCGCAGGTCTTCGCGCCAGTCCGATCCGAGCGTGCCGTATTTCTTGGCCAACCATGATTTCTGTCCGGCATGGACAAGGTGCGGTGGGTCGAGCACCACTAACTTAAACTGACCGTCCGGGAACGGCAGCGCAGTAAAGTCGAGCTGCACGTCCGGGCGGATTTCCAAATGGCGGAGATATTGGCGGTCTTTGAGCAGGTGGGTTTCAGAACGAGCATCACCGAATAGACAACGCTGGTCATTTTTATCAAACCACATCATGCGGCTGCCGCAGCAGGGGTCTAGGATGGTTGGCATTTCAGGTAGCCTTTTCAAATCTCTTTATTCCAAACCGCCTGCCCAATCACCCACAGCATCATGCCGGATACGATAATCACGACCACGGCTGCCGCTGCGCTGGCCAAGTGCCATAGGAATTTCGCTATTTCAAACATGTTTCCCTCCTACAAATTCAGGTAGCCTGAATAAACGCATCAAGATTTACCAGCGACACACCGAACAGCCGGCGGAAGTCGGTCACGCGGCCGGCGGCCTGGCCGGCCACGCTTTTCAGTTGGTCGATGGCCTGCAGGTAGATTTGTTTGTGTCGGCGGGCGGCGGTAAGCGTCCACGGCCGCGCGAAATCCACCTCAGCCCACAGCAGGTTGTGCAGCTGGTGCAGCATGATAAGGCAGTTTTTCTTCAATTCCGCCTGACACGCGCCTGCCTGCTCGGCGGCGGCTTGCAGGGTGCCACCAGTAAGCAGCTGTTTCAGGGCGGCAGCGGTGTAATCCGGCAGGGCGAGGATGACGGCGATACAGGCCAGCTGGCCGCAGGCTGCGGCGTGGTCGTTGCATTCCACCAGCAGGGTGGCACTGGTGTGCTCCATTTCGCGGTCGAAGCTGTTTACCAGCGCACTCAACCACGGGAAGCGGCGCGGCCCGTCTTGGGGACTGGCTTCCAGCTCCTGCTGCGCCTTATCGGCGGCATCTTTGTATTTCGGGCGCTCCTGCAGCAGGCACATAGTGCGGATGTTGTCGAGGAAGTGCTGGAAGTAGCGAACCCCGTCCACATCGTGCTCCTGTTTGAGCTGCAACAGATACAGATGCAGCTTGATGCGCGAATCGAGCAGGGCAGTTTCAGGCAGCCTTTGCGGGTTTTTCAGCAAGAGCAGGCGGTTTTGCGCGTGCGGCTGGCGCACGACGCGGGAGCGGGCGGCGGGTTTACGCGCGGCCTGTTGTGCGGCTTGACGGCGTTGCAGGCGGTTCATGATGCTTCTCCTTTACAGCGTTGGAAAGAGACTACCCACACCCACGGGTTTGCATCCCAAGAATCAAAGCCGTTCAGGTAGCACCAGTAGTTGAAAAATTTGTCGATGGGGCAATTCGTCCCCGGGCAGTTATCCGTACCCTCCGCCTGCGCATCCTCCCGGCTGATGGCCTGCAGCCGTTCCACTTTGATGCTGACGACTTCCAGCAGGAGGCGGCTGTGTTTGCGCGGCATATGGATGGATGGTCTCCAGCGGGTATCACTGGGTGCGCCATCATCCGCCTTGTAGAGTAAGTTGCCTGTTTCCGGGTGTAGCGCCCAAGCCTCGCGCACCCATAAGCGGTCGCCGACTTGGCCGTAAGGGCAAGGGATGACGGCGGCGTTTTCAACGGCGGGCGGGCGTACTCCGAAACCGCGTGCCATTTGGTCGGTCAGCACGGCAGACTGTGGCTTAACGATGCGCCGGGTCTGCGTTTTGCGGCCAGCCAAAATCGCCTGTACCATCGGACCGCTAAATAAAATCGGGCGCTCTTTCATTTTTCATTTCCCCCTTCCAGCAGCTCGACTGCTTCATATTCGATAATGCGGCGGGTCGTATCGTCTGGCGCAGTACCGTCTTTCTTCACTACGTAGCAGGCGGCGTGATGCTGACTGATGCCGGTAATGGTGCCGGTGATGTTGTTCCATTGCAGCAGGCTGCGTACGCGGCTGCCTACCGGATACGGCGGCTGGATGTTGTTTTCTTCCGCCCATTGCTTTTTCGCCCGTTCCAATCTGTGATGCAGGTACATGCTGTAGCTGTCGAGCGTTTCGACCAGATCCATGTCGATATTTTCCCAACCGGCGCGGGTATCCAGCTCTTTGGCCAATTCGTAGCCATCGCTGCTGATGGTGGAATGCATGGCGATATCGTCTGCCATGTGCTCGATGCTATGCTGATTGACCCGCTCGGGTTCAATATCCGGATGGGCCTGCAAAAATTCGAAGGCGGCCTGCAGTTTGATTTCATAATTCACGCTGGGGCGCGGTGGGTTGTATGTGATTTTCATGTTGCTTTTTCCTGTGTTGAATAGCGGGTTTTAATTCGGCTCGACTTGGCCTTCGTATTCGGTGTTTTCTACAATTTCAAATTCATGGTCATATACGCTTCTAATCCATGATGACTTGAGCAAAATGCCGCGCGAACCGTCCAGCGGGATATAGCCCTCTGCCTTATTGAAGGATTCGACCAAATCGTCATGCCACCAGTCTTCGCCTATCGTGTTGTAGAAACAGTAGTTGGCCAGTTTCTGCAGCCACGCCTGCAGGTGCACCTCAAACGGCGCATCGGCACTTGGGCAGCCGTGCCAAAATAAACTCATACCGATAATGTTTTCCCTTACGTCTGGCATATCGAAATCAATCGCTACTTCGATTTCGCACAAATCGCCGAAGTTACCGTCAAAGCAGACTTTAAAAAGCTGCTTGCCGGTGGTTTTCAATTCGCTTGCTTGCATTCTTTCTATCTCCAAATAAAGCCTGAAGCCTTCAGGCGCGGTGGCGGCTAAATGCCGTCTTTGATGGCCGGTTCCCACGGGGTGGCATACAGGCCGAGTTTTTCCAGTTTGGCCAGCGAGATGCCGGTCAGGTGGGCGGTGCGTTTGCCCTGTATTGAGCGCTCCACGTCTTCCAAGCCCGGCACCACCACGCCGCTGGCCATTAGTTGGCGCTTGAAAATACGTCCGGTCTTGATCGGCAGGTGGTTGAATTTGTCGCGCAGGTGGTTGGCGGTGCCGATGTGGTCCATCACGTGGTTGGGGCGCAGGAACAGCACCCAGCCCTGATGTGTTTGCTCCCAGGCAAACGGGTGGTCGTAGCGTTTGGCATCCAGCTCGGAGAGCAGGATTTCCATAATCCACACCCACGGCAGGCGGGTGCCGTCTGTGTCCATCAGGTGGCTGTTCATTTCGGCGATGGTGTCTTCGATAAAACCGCCCTGTTCTTGGGCGAAATCGGCATAGTCGGACAGCAAAGCCCAGGCAGTCAGCACCGCGGCATAGTTTTCCTGCATACGGCGCGCGGTGGCATCGGTGCTGTCGCCGCTGGCGCGGGCGGCGCAGTAGTCCGTCCATTTGCCGTGCAGGTTGCGGATGGTTTCCGGGTCGACCGAAGCGAGGTATTGCAGCCATTGCCACACTGGGAACTGCGGCAGCTTGTGCGGGATGATTTTGCCCTGCTTGGCCACGCTCAAGGTGCTGCGGCAGGTTTTCGACTGCAGGCTCTCCACATCCACCTCTTCGCCGGCCAGCAACACCGGGCTGCACATCAGATAGGGCGTGAGCGCGGCGCCAACACGGGTGAATTCGAAGCGGTAGGTGGATTGCAGCAGGCCGTCGATGTCGGAGAGTGCGGATTTCGGCAGTTTGGAATATTCGTCCCAACCCACCGGGTGCGAGGTGTAGGACACCGAAGCCCGGCGGCGGTGGTCGGTTTTCAGCATCTGGCCGGAGAGCACCTGAAATGCCAGCGAAGCCTGCAGGCTTTCCAGCAGTTTGGATTTGCCAGAACCTTTCTCGGCCTGCATTTGGAAGTGTGGATAGAAGCCGAGCACCGCTTTCAGGTGGCAGCCCAGCGCCCAAACCAGCGCAATGGCGGCGGCGTTTTCTTTGAAGGTCTCTTGATAGGCTTCCACCACCATGCGGGCGTGCTGCTGCGAGCCGCGCGGGAATACCATGTTGTGGTACAGGCACTGTTTGGCCGGTTCGGTGAAAAAGGTGTCCTGCCCTTCCATTGCCGCCAGATGCCCGTCGCGCCACGCCAGCCCCACAAAATTCACCACGTCGCGCGCCGCCAAGTCGGCACTGCGCTCCATGATGGTCAGCATGCGGGTGAACTGCGCCGGCTTCCACACCGGTCCGAGCCGTTTCCACCAGTCGAGGTTGTAGAGTTTTTCACTCTGGATGACTTCGCGGGTGAGCGTGATGCGGCGCGGTTGCTGTACCGATATGCAATACACCTCTTCCGGCTGGGTGTCGGTGCTGCCGTTGATGGTGGCGAGGTGGCCTTGGATGTTCAGGCGGCTGGTGGCGGCCAGCCGGAAGCCGCACAGATCGCCCAGCGTCTCGCTGCGCTTTTCTTCACCAGTGTCTTCGTCGGTGCTGGTTTTGAATTCGTCCACAAACTGGGTGAAGTCGTCGCTGATGCGGTAGCGCCAATACACGTTCCAGTCTTGCGCCGGCAGCATGATGCGGCGGCGGCCCTTGCCTTTTTCCACTTGATGCGCCGGCAGGCTGGGCATACCGGCAATCAGCCAGCCGTCGAGCCGTTTCAGGCGTTTCAGCAGCTCCTCCGCGCCGTGCCGCTGCAGCACGTCGTTGATGTCTTCGCCTTCCTCCCAATCAATCATATCCACCATACGCGCGGCTACATCGGCGGCGGTCAGCGCGTCGTAGAGCCGGTAGGCGGCATCCATGCCGGGGCGTTTACCGGTTTTAGGGTTCACGGCGTCGGTGTGGTCCAGCGCAATCAGCGCCCGTTTGCCGCGCAGCAGCGACCAATCGATGTTGTCCACATTAGCCACGCCGCGGATGGCCATCGCCGCCACACGCGGATGATGGGCAAAGGCGGTCTCCACCGATAAGGCATTGATAGGCGATTCCACGATGTACACCGTGCCGGCGGCAGCCAACCGGCGCGGGTCGCTGGTCCAGTAGTGACCGCTTTTTTCGCCCTGGCATTGGGTTTTCACATTGCCGTTGAGCTCGGCGTCGGCATAGCGCAAATCCACTGCCACACACACGCCGTTGCGGTCGTACACCATGAAGGCGGCGGCGGGGCCGCCGTAGCCGGGCGAACCGGCGGCGACTTTGGGCGATGTCCAGGTATTCCAACCGGCAGTGCGGCGGCTGATGGCTGCCTGAATCACGTCTTGGGCAATCCCGCGGCCGGCGAGGTAATCGAACAGCGGCTCGGGCATTGCCAGGCATTTCTGCGCAATGAAACCGGCCTTGGTCAGCTGGCGCGGGGTTTGGTTTTCCGGCGCCGGTTTGGGCAGTCCGAACCAGTTGCCGAGCAGGGTGGCGGCACTCATCGGATCGTTGGCGAAGCCGCCGTAGATTAAGAGGTCGATGGTGCTGCCGCCTTCGTTGGTGGCATGGTCTTTCCAGCCTTGGCCGTATTTGCCCTGCTTGTGCAGGCTCAGGCTGTGGTGTTTGTCCGGGCGGTTGGGGGAGCGGTAGTTGCCGTGGCTGCCGTCGCGCTCCAGCCCCATTTTCTCGGCCACTTGGTGGATGTCGAGCATCTTCAGCTGCTCGAACCACTGGCTCATGGCAGGCGATTGGCTCATGACTGCACCACCTTATGCACATAGTCATTGCTGATGCCCAATCGCAGCCCGTCCGGCAGGCTGAACACCGTGGCGGCGTATTCCGGCAGCGGTGCGCTGAGGAAGCTGCGCTCGGCAATGCCCAGCGAGAGCAGCAGCGGCGGCACAAACAGGTCGGCATCGAATCCGGCCGGTATGTCGGTCTCCACGTCCAGCACACTCCAAATTTCGTGCCACGGCACGGGGCAAACCAAAGGCAGGTTTTTCAGGCAGCCTGAAATCATAATTTCCGGCACCGCCACCACCATGCCTGGGATGGCGGCCACCACATGGTCGAAGCAGCGGTGCGGTGTGGCAAAACGGGCGAGAATGGGAAGGGGATACATGCTTATTCTTTCGGCAGGAGGTAGATATCGAAGCCGGGGCCGTCGCCCTCTTCGGTGTAGATGCGTGGGCAGAGGCCGTCGTCCCGACGTACCCTGCCTACCTGCAGCTTGTATTGTTCGCATAGCGTGTCGATGCCGATGTCCTGTAACAGTTCATCGTCTGTCCATTCACGGTCATGCGGCTGCACCAGCAGGATCGGCGAATCCCGGAATTCGATTGCCAGCTGGCAAAGTAAGCCGCGCTCCACAAACGCCTTCCTGAACACATCCATTAGCTCAACCAGTTGCAGCGCGGTGCATACCCGCCGGTTGAACCGCTCCTGCTGGTATTGGGCACATTCCAGAATCTGTCGGGTTAGGTCGCCAAAGTAGGGATGGATGGCGGCGCGGTTCATTTTTCGCCCTCCTGCAAATCCTGCTCGCGCATCCGCTCCGCCCAGGCATCCACCTGCCACAGCGCCGCTTCGTAGCTTTCGGCGTAGAACCATTGGGTGTAATAACAGCCCCACGAATAGATCACGCCGCCGGCACCTCTCTTACTCACCGGCGTTGCAGCCTGTACCAACCAGCCCATCAGGCCGTTTTCGTACAGTAGGCTGAACACTTCATCGTGGTCTGGATAAGCACCGTCTTCAATGGCATCGAGCATACCGAGGAAATCGGCCCGCCCGGCCTGTTCTGCCAACACTTGCCGCACCCGCTCTTCCGGCAGCTCATCATCGATAAATTGGGCGAAGTCGTCGCAGATATGTTCGGCCTGTGCCGCGATATGGATGACGCGTTCGATGCCGTAGCTTTTCTCTTCACTCATCGTGCGCGCGAAATCCTGATTGAAAGTAGTGATACCCAGCGCCTCTTCGTCCAGCTCCGGCAAATCAGGCATGGCCTTCAGTTCGTCCAAATACCGCTGCGCTGCGGCCACCGCTTCAGGATAAGTTTTGAATTCGCCGTCCAACCGTGCTCCGCGCAGCAGCGGCACGAAAAATGAATGCTCGAAATTGCTGCCGCGAGCCATCTCTAAGGCTTCCGGCTCGCCTTTGCGCAGCCACGCCTGCTTTTCCGGCAGTGAGGCGGTTTGAAAGAAACGTTTTTGGGCTTGGTTGAAATACATGGTTTAGTTCTCCGTGTGAGGGGGTGTTGAATTTTCAAGTAGCCTGGCTTTTAGCTCGGCGATTTCGTGCATCATCTGCTCCGTGGTGGCTGCCATTGCCTGGTACATCTTTTTCTGCTCTACCCGCAGCTGTGAGCCAGCTATGCGGGCGGCCTTTTTAAGCATCCTCAGCATCTGTTCCGGCGGCATGGTTGGCATGGCTAACCCTCCAAACGATGGACCACGCCACCGCTGATTTGGCGCGGGTTCTGACCATTGATACTTTCCACCCTGTCGGTGCCTAGCAGCTCGGCGGCTTGTATTTCCACCACCACGCTGCTGATGATGTTGCTGCTGATTTTGCTCACGGCGTTGGCGGTTTCAATGTTCACGCTGCCGTCTTTCAGCCCGCGCAGGGTGGCAAACAGTTCTTCACGCAGTTGTACGGTGACGCTTTGGTTTTGCACTTTTCACTTCCTTTTTGATTTTTCGGTTGAGTTGGGCGCATTCCACCAGCTCGGGCGGGATGGTCAGCATTTCGGGGTTTTCCGCCATCATCATCACGGTTTCGCGCATTTTCTCGATCGGGAATAGGTATTCGGCCCATGCTGCGTTGTCGCCGCGCAATACGGATTCAATAATTTCGATTTTGACGTGGTTGAGCAGCATCAAACTGGGAATAATGAAACAGTGGCGGTAGGCTGCGTGGTCGTGCACGGCGGCTGCGCTATCTTGTTTGACAATGATGATGAATAGGTCTGTATCGAATTTGTTGTCGCAGCGAAATCTGATTTTTCGATTCTTTCCCCTGCCTGATGCGCTCAGGCAGCTTGTTTTGATGTCGATGCGCATACCGTTGAGAACGAAGTCGTAGGCAGGATTGTTTTGCGCTACTGAAGTGTTGCAGTTCACGGCTTCGGGGAAATGTTGCTGAAAAATCTCTTCCCCCATGCGGCCGATTTCGCCATGTTTGCTGTTTACGATGGCGGCTTCGGTAATGCGCAGGCAGCCACTGTGGCGGGCGATCATGGTGGCTTGGATAATATTCAGCCCAGCTTCGGCTGCGGCGGCGCGCAACGGGGCACTACGGTATAGGGTGAGGAAATGTTCGGCCTGCTCCGGTGTGGCGCCGAATAGCGGGGTTGGGCGTTTCATTGCTCACCTCCCACCGGCTCATACACCACGCCGCGCATAATTTCGTAGTCGGTCATTTCTTCGTAATGCTTGGCCAGCTCGGCGGCTTCGGCCTCGGCTCGCAGATCGGCGGCCTGCAGCAGTTGCCGGGTTGGGTAGTCGGCGGGGGGATTCTGCGGTTGCAGATAATGGTCTTGCGCGTCCAAGCTGGGGGCGGCCAGCAGGGCGACAGCTAAAAATAAGATGGTTTTCATGCTGCGGTTCTCCGTTGGTATTCGCGGCGCAGTTGCGCCAGCGTGATGCGGGGCTGCCGGCCTTGGTCGGCGGCGTTCATGGCCTCGGCCACTTCTTCGCGGCTGGCCTCGGTGTAGATTGATGTGCTGTTGATGTTGCGGTGCCCCAGCGCCGACTTCACCACGCGCAGCGGCTCGCGGGCGCTGCTGTGCCGCAGCAGGTTCATGGCGGCGGTGTGGCGGAAGTAGTGCGGAGTGATATCGAGGTGCGCGAGCCCGGCCTCTTTCGCCCAGGCTTTCACCCGCTGCTGCAGGTTGCGTGCGCTCATCGGGGTTTGGTCGTTGCGCCCCGCCACCAGATAGTGTTCGGCATCGGTGCTTTCGCGGATGGTGAGCAGGCTGCTCAGGTCTCGGCGCAGGGTTTTGGTGAGGTACACGCTGTGGTCGCGTTTGCCGCCTTTGCGGTTGGCGGCGGGAATGTAGAGGTAGTTGGTATCCAGCGCGGCATACACGTCGCCCACGGTAACCAGCAGGAATTCGCCGATGCGCAGCCCGCTGGCAATCAGCGCGGAAACAATGTGGAAATCGCGCTGCGCCTTTTCTTCACGGTATTGCCCGATGGTGGCCAGCAGCTTGCCTTGCTCGGCTTCGGTCAGATAATGGTTCATGCTTGTTCTCCTGCCGGCAGGGTCAGCATCAGGGGCTGGCTGCCGCTTAAACTGAAAATAATCTCTGGTTGTCCGTCTTTGATAATTTCCAAGCGGCACAGGATGCCGCCTGTTTCAAATTGATTGGTCTTCCGCGCGGGGAACCGGTCTTTGCCGATTTCTATGTATAGCTGCCCGTTTTCACGCGGTAGGCTGAGGGTGGTGATGTGGTTCGCTCCGGCCAAAATCATTTGAAGGCCCGGCTGAATGGCGATTTCTTTCATGGCATTCCTTTGATTCTTCGTTACGGGGTGCCGGCACTGCGGCGAGAAACTCCTCACCGAATAAGTCGGCCAGCAGCTCGGCGGAAACGGAAAGCTGCCCGCCTTGAGCGTTATCGCAAACAAGCCGAATGCCATGCTTCTGTAGGAAGTCAGGTGCTTCTTCTTTCATGCACAATCACCACCATGTTTTTAAATCGCCGCCGCAGTGCCACGATGGCGGCCACCCATTGCCTGCATTCCAAATCGTAGGCGCTGTATTCCTCTTCGCTTACCTGCCCATCTGCCAGCGCCTCGGCCATTACCGTATGCGCGCGGCCGCCTTGAACATAAACCTGATTCACCATATCCAGCAGCGCGTCGTCGCCCATCTGCTCCATTTGCGGCAGCGGGAATACCGCATGGTCGAACAGCCCTGCCAGCCCCTGCAGCGCGGCGGTATCGCCGGTAATGCCGAGGATGGCGATGAAGTCCTGCAGGGTCAGTTTGTGGTGGCTGCAGCCCTCGTCGTTGTTGAGCTTGTTGTAGAGCGTGCCGGGAGCCAGCCCCATCTTGGCGGCCAGCTTCGGCACACCGTAGTGGTAGGCGCTCTGTCGGATTAACTCGAAAACATCGTTTTTAAACATGTGTGAAACCTTGTGTGTTTGTCATTTGTGGCGGATGGCGTGACGGCGGATACTGCAGTTGATGGCTTACTCTGCCTGATTGCCGGGATACAAAATATCCATCGGCGAAAGCCCAAGCAGCTCAGCCAGTTTCTGTGCAATTTCCGGGGTTGCCCGCTGCCGGCCGATTTCGATGTGGCTGATATTGGTTTGAGTACACCCAACCTGTTCCGCCACATAAGCCTGTGTGAACCCCTTTGCTTTCCTTGCCTTGAGTAATTTGCTTTCCATGTTTTGTTTAACCCTAGGTGTTTGCTGTGTGTGAATAATAGTATCACTATTAAAATAAGTCAAATAGCAATACTAAGTTTTCTGTGTAATAGTTCAGCTATTAAAATTAAGCCTATGATTGGAAATAGAATAAAGTTGGCAAGAAAACAGCGCGGCCGTTCTCAAAAATGGCTGGCTGATGAGGTAGGCGTCCACCAAACCGGTGTCGCCCAATGGGAAACCGGGCGGACAGATCCCGCCACGGAGAACTTGTCGCGCATTGCCCAAGCGCTGGATGTGAACTTCGAATGGCTGGCTACCGGCAAAGGTGAAATGACCGGCATCGTGTATGAGCCGGCCAGTGTCGTACTGACTGAAGCCCTACCTGAATACAACAGCTATACCGAAGAACAGCGTGAGTTCTTGCGCCTGTTCGACAAGCTGCCCAAAGGCAAGCGTGAAATCTTGCTCACGTTTATGCGGGAGTGGGTGAAGTGAAGAATTTGGAGCCGGTAGAGTTTCTGGAATATCAGGAAGCCTGCAGGTTTTTGAGTTTCATCCGCTCGCAAACCCACGAGCTGGCGCTGCGCGATTACTGCGCAGTTTTTATGATGCTGGAATATGGTTGGAAAATCAGCGAGCTGCTCAATAAAAAAGTATCCGATGCCTTACGGCTTATCGAAGAAGAGAATGTCGGGCGTAAACCATTAAGGGAATGGTGTTTAGGCCGCCCGCCCGGATCTTTCCTTTTCCCCGGAAAAGATGGACGGGAGATGACGGCTAGAAATATCCAGCAGCGGCTACTTATGTGGTCTTATATCGGAGGGTTCAAACCTATCACTCCTTCTATCCTAATCAACACCCACAGGGTAGCCAAGCTAGCTGCTATGTTTACTGAGGAATCTTTCGAATGGGATGGGAAATAACAAAATTACACCTTCCCACCATCCGTAATTTTCAGGCTGCCTGAAATATAAAAACCGCCGATTCAATCGGCGGTTTCTTGGTTTGGCTCTCTATTCGGCAGCCTGTTGATTCACGTGGCCATACGCCTGCCACTCGGCTGAATCGTTCCTTAATTCGTCGGCGTCTTTAGCCACCGCTGCATATCTTTCCGCGCATTCTCCGAATAGCTGCCAGCCGGCGGCAGCTGTTTCGCCATCAGGTGAGCCGGCGGCTGCAGCGGTTTGGGACAGGGCGCGGCGATGTGCGTCGGCGGTTTGGCGCACGCGGCCAAGCTCAGTATACAGACCGGCAATAGTAGTTTTCGCATGTTCTCGTTCCTTTTCGATTTCACTTTGTGCGGCAGCCAGCTGTGCCTGTTGCCGCCTCTCTTTGGCTAATACGGCCTCTGCCTGCTCTCGTGCCGCTTTTTCCTGCTCGGCTTTAAGCTTGGCTGTCGCCGCCTGGAAACCGGCGTTGTAGCGTTGCTCGCCGTAGTAATATTCCCCACCGATCACAGCGGCCAGCAGCAGGGCGGGCAGCCAATATTTCCAATATTTGATTAAGAATCCCATTGTTTTTCCTTTTATGGATGCAGCCCGAACAGATACTGCGTTTTGCCGCCGTTGCCGCGCTTGGTGGCGGTCAGGATCTGATTGCGCTCCGCCGAATTGTGGCGGCAGCCGAAATGCACCCAGCCGCTTTCGCCGCGTTCCGGGAATTCGTAAATCAGCTGGTCAAATTCAATCTCGCCCGCATCGCGCATTTCAATGATGTCTTTAGCCAGCTGCAGATTACTGATGCCGGCCGCATCAATATCCGCCGCCGAGCCGAAACGGTGTGCCGAAGTTTTCGCGCCGCCCACCGCGCGGTTCACAGCTTCGCTCCTAAAACAGGACAACACATGGATGCTCACTTCGCGCCCGTATTTCTTGCCCAGCCAGGCGCGGATTTTTTCCAAGCGTTCCGCTGTTTTGCGGATGTTACCCAGTTCCTGCTCGTTTGGTTTGTTCTCCAGCCCGAGCCGCCTGCCGGTGGCGCTGTTGGTCAGCTCGCGGTAGGTAAAGTGCGGAGTAATTTTGGTTTCGGGGGTTATTTTTTCTTGCGTCATATTTGCCTCACTTTCAGGTAGCCTGAAAACATTCCAATATGGTGTTTTTACACCTTGTTAAATCTCAATCTACTGTTTATAAAGTTTATTTATAGCTTTCAGACTGCAGTATTTCAGGCAGCCTGAAAGCGTGCTCACTCTTCCTTTCCCGACGGCTCGTCAGGGATGATTACCGGCTGTGCTTCAGGCTGCCTACGGTAGCCGAAACGGCCCAATACTCCCTCTAAAATACCGTCGGCCAATTTTGGCGAGAGCGCCTGAATCGCATCCATCAGGTAGCCACCGAAGCTGCCGGCAATTAGGCCGACAAACATCGCTACCTTCGGCGCGTTGCTCGGCACGAAATATTCCGCCATGCTCGCCGCCATCACCATCCCTACTACTACATCCAATGCCTTCTCGGCTGTTGGTTTTCTTGCTTTAAACGCCGCCCGCAAAGAACTTACCAGCCCGCCGTACACGGCCAGCGCCGTGATGCTGGTAAAAATAGACCAGTTCATTAAACACCCTGCGCTTTCTCCATTTGGTGCTTGCTGTTTTCGATTAACAAAATCCCCGCCCACCAACTGATGAGCGCGAGAACCGGATAAACCACCATTGCCGTATTTGCCGGCGGGTAGCCGCCCCAAAAGCTGGCGGTTACCAACACCCACAGCATGGATGCCGCCAGCAGCAGCCAGCCGCTGATCACATTGCTGCGCGGGGTTTCAGACGGCAAGAATGCCGCCAGCAGGATGCCGACCAGTGCGAACAACCCGCATACCAAACTTAGCGGCAGGTTGGCGAAGCGCGAATAGCTGGGCAGCGCCAACACCCCGTCGGCAAACGCCATCACCCAAGCCCAGCCCAGCAACATCAGCGCATTCAGCCCTTCCAACGCCCGCGTGCCTGTGCCAAACATCCATTGCCGCCACGGCTCGGGCAGAAACAGCAGATTTAATGCCACCGAGATAATTTTCATCGGCCAGCGCAGGCTGTGCCGTAATCGTCCGTACAAGATTTTTCGCGGGATACTCATTTTCGCCTCCTCAAAAGCTCTGCTTTACTGTTTTGATAAATCGCGGCCAGGTCGTTAGGCGAAAACCGCCACGGCTCACCCAGACCCAGCACACCCGCACACCACTCCGAACAAAACCAGCGGCGCGGGTTTTGCCGGAAATTGAACACCACGCCGAAGGCGCCCGTCAGGTCGTAGGGCTGCCCTTTCGTAAATTCCCACACCGAAAAAAACATGGGGAATATCAGCGGATCGGCCGTCATATCGATTAAATCCCACTTCTCCGCCGGCAGCGGCATACGTTTCCAGCGCACCCCGCCGTCGCGGATGCTGGCGGAGTAGCAGTCATACAGCGCCGCGCCGGTTTCATCGTCTTCAGGTAGCCTCATTGCGATTTCGCAGTGACTGTACTGCCCACGGGTTAAAACGCGCGTGAGCCAATCGGTAGCCCGGGCACACCATACACGCCAGCCGGAGCCATCACGACGGCCTTTGTACAAGGCCAGATAAATCGGACGCGGGCTCATTTTTCAGCCTCCTTCAGCTCGGCGGCGGGCTGCTCGTAGTTGGCCGTCCAGCCATCGCTGTAGTCGTATTTCAGTGGGTTTTCAGCTTTTTCCATCGCCGCTTTGTGGCGTTCGGC